TTGGGTGTATAAAGCTTGTATTTCAGGAAAAGCATTAGAATTATCAACATAACAAACACTAGGGTCAACAGAAACAGAATCAGGAGCTGCTAAACAATATGTTGGGTTACTAGATGGATTATTTATATCAAAATAAACATAAGCTTGTTTATCATCGGTTTTTAACATAAAATAAGCATCCATAATAGCTAACCACATATTAAAAGATATATATTCATTAAATTGATTTACAGTATCTTCATCAGTACTGTCATATTTTTTAATATAAGGTTGATTATTAGATGAAATTTCGTTAAATAAAGGTACTAATTTATATGAAGTTTTTCTTATTATATCTCTATCTTGGAATCTACTTCCTATATCATTTATTGATGTTTGAACTTGAGAAAAATCAACACCAGTATATGATCCTGAAATAAAATCATTTTGGTCTACTCTTGCTTTTAAAGATAAAAGAACTTTTTCATAATCTGTATATTCATAACTTCTTATTTCATTTGGTCTAGATAATAAATTATTTGGAGTAGAAGTACTTTCATTCGGGTTTGATGATATTTTTAATGAAGATATTACTTCTCCAACTGATATTAAGGTTGTTGTACATTCATAACCACCATTACTTAATAATGTCCAGTTAAAATTCCTTACATATCCTAACATAGCATCATAATTACTTCTAGATTTTTTGATTTTTTCATCAACTAAATTAAGAACTAATTCTTGACTTAAATTAGGGGAATAAGCATCTATAAAAGGTGTAGTAAATGGAGAAATGTTTAAATTGTTTGAACTAACATTAACATTTGCCCCACTTTGAAGAGAACTACTTAAAGCAGCAGCGGTTGAATCATTATAATCTATATACTTTGACCATCCCCATTCTAAAAGAACTGAGTAACCAGGTCTCATAAAAAGGATTTCTAGTTCTTCTAATTGATGTTTATCCCAACAATAAAATTTAATTTGGGCTTCTCTTAAAGAACCATAAGCACTTTTACTGTATATATCAACTGAAGATATACCTGGGGTTGGTCTGATTCCTAATGGTCTGTTTACTGCTCCAATGTTTTGATAGGCGGGAATGTCTAAATCACTTCCATATAAGGCATTTAACTTATCAACACCTCCTCTTAAACTTTGTTGATCATTAGTTCTATTAGTATAAGGAGTACCACCAAACAAAACATATTTTTTAGATAATTCATTACCTGTATAATAACCAGTTTGTTTATAATTAACAATATTATTATAACCAATTTCTATATCTTTCCAACTATCATAATCAACTAAAGAAGTCATTTTAACCCAAGAATTTTTAGACATATAACCAACAAGTTGATTATTTCTAACATTTGAGTCTTCGGAAGATATAACTTTTTCACGAGCCCTAAGTTGAGCTATGACTTCAGGTTTAAGGGTATCTCTAAAAATTGACATAACTTTTTATATTTTTAACTATTTAATGTTTCAAACTCATCTAAAATTTGAACTATATCTGTTGGGATTCTTAATTGAAAGCCTAAATCAGGGTATAATGAATCTTTTGACATTTCAGGATTAGCTACTTGTATAACCCACCATAATGTTGGATCACCGTAAAATTGATTAGCTAAATTATCTAATCTATCACCATCAATTGTTATAATATATAAATCATTTTCTGATAAAGGGATAAAAGGATATCTAGTAGAAGAATAATATCTTTTACCTTTAGATGTTTTTAGTTGATTTATATTTTGATAACGATTCATTTTTATATTCCTAAATCTTGAGTGGCTTGTCTAGCGGCTTCAGAATTAAAATCTATTTCCCTTGTAGGGGTTTGTTTTTTATCTGATGTGTATTGTATAGGTAAATATTTGTTTTTACGGATAGTTTCAGCATTTTGAACAATTAAACCGTTTTCATCTGTTGTATTATAATTATTAGTAATATTATAACCTCCATATCCATTATATGCTTTTATATCTGGGGTAAAGAATGGAGCTGTATATTTATCTATTGTATTTCTTCTTGGTACAAAAGTATGAATTGGTTTAAATGACATTCCTACAACAAAAGATTTAGGCATTTCTAATTGTCTATTATCAGTTCCAACTCCTGAGTCTCTTTGTTCTGGTTCATTTAAAGCTATTTCCCAATTATGGTCTAAGAAATTAGATAATCTTAAAGAAGTAATTACACCAGGTTGTCTATAGACATAATCTCCTATTGTTAAATAATGATAATTACCTCTCATTAATAATCTATCACTATAGTCAGGTGTTAATGAAGAAGCTAAATAATTTATTTTATTCCATACAGGAGCCATTTCTTCAGGAGTATGGGCAAATACAGTAAAAGATAAAGAAATATCTCTAGAGTAACCTTCATATACATAGAATGGTTCACCTCTACCCATATATCTATATTCATTCCATTTAGCTTCAAAGTCATCATCCATAGAGTTTAAGTAAGCTCTAAAAGCTAATACTTCATTATTATTAACTCCTGGTTTATCATTGTTGTTGACTTCAATTCTGAATTTAATTATATCACGACCAAAGAAACCTGAAAGTTTATCTTTATAATCTGTACCGTTTTGAAATAATTCTGGTTTTTGTGCTGATGTAGCAGTTCCTGAATTATTATAAAATGTTCCTGCTTTTGTTATATTAATAGTATTTATAGAATCAACAGCTCCCTTTTGACTTTGCCAATTATAAGTGTTTTCTCCTGGATTATTTTTATAAGCTAAATTTTTATTTGTTGATACACCTATTCTATTTTCAACATTATAAGCAGGATAATCAGCAGCTGTACCTGCTGTATAAGTAGATCTAAAATCTTTAAAATCTTTATTAAAATTATCTTGACTAGAATTAGGTAATAAAGGTTGAGATGTATTAAATAAATTATCCCAATCTGAATTAAAGTTATTTATTTTTGAATATGAAAAAGCATAGTTTCCTGAGTCATTAAAACCATCTTTATCTGTTGTAGCATCATTTAAAGGACCTGTGTTTCTAACTCTATTAATAACAGTTGAACCAATACCATATAATGAATCTGATCCTCCATTTTGAGATCTTATAACAAAATCACCAGGTTCATTAGACATATTATCAAAATATGTTACTAATCTATTAGCTTTTCTATCTCCACTATCAAAAGTGGTCATATTTTGGGCAGCTATTCCGGGATTTTTGCTACCATAGTCTCCAGCATATGAAGTATCATTTACAAGTAAGCCATTTTGATCAAAATGTATACCAAAAGGAGATGAAGCAGCATTTAAATTAACACTAGCTATGTTATATTCTCTATTATATGTTCTTTCGTCTGAAGTAGAGTTACCTAAATTTTCAAATTGTGGATTTGAACGATTTAAACCTATTTGTTTAGTTAAAAATAAAGGACCTTTAACACCATTTTGTACATTAATGTCTGTTAAAAATTTACCTAATCTAACTTCATCTCTAAAAACTGCTAAAGCTGTATTTAAAAAACCACCTCTAATTAATCCACCATCAAATTGATCAAATTGGGCTGGAGGATCAATACCGACTTGAACGTAAGGTTGTCCACTATCACCTCCACCTCTAATATCATTACCATAAGGTAAAGAAGTTTGGGTGAAATTTCCCTTACCACCGTAGTAGTAGTTAAAGGTGTCTACACCATTATATAGATCCTTTAAAAATGGCATTAATATCTACCATCAATAGGCCCTCTATCCCTATAAGTACCTGTACCTCCAACACCACCTAAAGATGGATAGAAAGGTATTCCTTCTACTCCATTAGGAACTGATACTGGTGGAGTTGATGCTGGTTTAAAATAGTTAGCACCTGGGATTTGGGCTGATAATCTACCTGAGATTAAGTCTTGAGAAGCTACTAATGTGCCTCCTCCTACAAGAGCTTGAATATCAGAAGTAGATGCTTGACCTTCGTTTTCAAAAGGAACAATGTTTGTTAATTTGTTACCCTCTAAACTTAAGTTTTCTGGGGTTGGTTTAGATAATTGATCAATAATTGGCATAATTGTATTGTTTTGTTATAAATATTAACTTTTATTATCTATTAAAAGCTGTTTGATTTTGACTTGCATTAGTTGACCATTTTCCCATTTGGTCACCATTCATATTGACAACAAATGTTTTATCAGTACTTGATCTTCTAGTTTGTTCGGTAATAGCTTCTTTTACTTCTTTTAATCCATTAAGTAATTCATTATTACTACCAGCATATGATGGAGTGTTTTGGGTATTAACATTAGCACCTGCTCCTCCTCCACCTCCACTAATATTAACACTTTCTCCTTCTGGGATAGTTGAGTTGATTAAAGCTATAGCTCCAGCGGCGGCTGCTAATCCAAGACCAACAGCTAATGGACTTGTTAAGCCTGCTGTTAATGCTTTTGCTGTTGCTAAAGATTTTTCAGCGCCAACAGCTGCTTTAGTAACTCTAGCAAATGCTACCATTCCTTGAATACCGCTAGTTATACTAGAAACTAAATTAAAAGCCATTATTCCAGCTATAGTACTAAAAAGAACTTTTAAACCACCAGCTGTTGAAAGCATATTAGTTAATCCATTTAATATAGCGCCAATAGGACCTTCAGCTATCATAACAAGACTTTCTTGTAAACTAGTAACTAAAGCATTAAGTTTTTCTTGTAATGAAACTTCTTCATATTGGGCAACTAATTGTTCACCACTAGCAGTTTGTCTAACTTGATTTAAGAATTGTTGTCTAGCTGTTTGATCTTTAATAGAATCAGCTTGGGCTTTTAATTGTTCAAAAGTTCCAAATCCAGTTTCTTGTAATAATTGTTGTTGTTTAACAGCATCAGCCATTTCATTAGCTGTTAAACCTACAGATTCAGCTAATGCTCTTTGTTGAAGTACATTTAAATTTTGGAATTCTTCTAAACCACCAGCTTCTTTCATTAATTCTGCTGCGGCTTCAGCTGATTTACCTTGTAAAGCTAATGCTCTAGCTCTTTCAAAGTTTAAAGATTTATTAGTTAATAATTCAGCTTTTAATTCATTTTCAATTGATGATTCAAAATTTAATAAAGAATCAGCCTGTTTAGCAGTTTGTTCTAAAGTTAAACCTAATAGTTGAGCTTGAACAACAGCTTGAGCCAATAGTTTAGGATTATTTTTATATTGAGCAGCTAATTGACCAGAGATTTGAGCTACTTCAGCTAATACTTTTCTAAAATTAAGGGCGACACCTGTTTGAGCTATTAATTGAACTACAGTATCAGCTACTGTTGTATATGTTTCTTTAGTTGTTTGGTTATTAAGTACACCTAATTTTAATAAATTAGCCGCTTCAACTCCAGATAAACCTAATTGTTTTGTAAGAAATACTTGATCAGCTGCTTGTTGTGTAGTAAAAACATTAGCAGTACCTAAAGCAGCATTTAATTGATTTTGTGCTTCAACAATATTTCTCATGTTGAATACAGCAACGTTTAAATTTTCATTGTAAGCTTTAGCGTTAACTTGTTGAAGTTTAAAACTTTCTGTTAAACTATCAGCTACTTCTTTATTAACACCTAATGTTCTTCCAAAATCAGTATTAGCTTGATCTAATTCTATAACTCCTTTAATAAGACCAGTTAAAGTTAAACCTACTAAAAGTTCATTAATTTTAAGCTGGGCTCCTATTTGTCTTAAGGTTTCTTTTTGTTTTTCATTTAATTGAAGTTGTTTTTTAAGATATTCTATTCTATCTTTTTCTTCATCATTATTAGCTTGAGCAAATTTTAATTTAGCTTTTAAGTTTTGAACTAAATTTTGATCAACATTTTCTTGTTCAAGCATAGCTATTAACTGATTAGCTAGTAATGCTTCTTGTTCTCCATATTGGTTTGTTAATGTTTGTTGATCCGCTTTTATAAGATCTGATAAATCTTTTATTTTGTTTTCTTCATTGGCTATAGCTTGTTTTTTATTAGCTATTTCTTGTATTAATCTAGTTTGATCAGCTATAGCAGAAATATCACCTTGGTTAATTCTAGCATTAGCCTCAGCTAGTGCTGTTTCTTTTTGTCTTAATTCTGTTAATCTAGCTGATAATTTTTCTTTAGCTTTAAAACCATCTGTAATTTTCTTTTCTAAACTTGAATTTAAAGTTCCTAATTGGCTAGTTAAATCAGTGTTTTTTGCTTTAGATTTATTTAAAGCATCTTCAGCTTCTTTTAATTTATCAGCTAATTCAAATTGATTATATTTTTCTTTATTAATTTCTTTAACAAGAGATAATTGATCTTTTAAAACTTCTTGTATTCTAGAAGCTTGATCAAAAACATCTCTAAGTAAATTAACTTGAGCTTGAAAGTCAGCATTAGCTTGCTGGATGTTTTGTGGATTTGGTGGGGTATTTGGTGGATTACCTGTAGCCATTTACATATAAATATTAAAGGCGCCTATCTTTTAGACGCCTTTGTTACTATATCAGGTTGAAATACTGGTTGTTTTGAGGATGGGGTTATAGAGGCTTGTTTACCTTGTGATTTTTCAAATTCTTCTTTTTGTTTTTCATTAAAATCATTGATTTTTCTTATATGAAATCTACGAGTCATAATAGGCATTTCATAAACTTCACTCCATATAAAACCTCCACCACCATGATAAACTAAATCATGGATTTCAGACATATAAATTGCTTTATATTCCGGAGTCAGGCCAAAAAAAGTTAGTACCGATTGGCATAGTGATGCCCTCCACAACATCACCTTTTGAATTAATGTAACTAATACGAGTATCTAAATCTGGGGTGATTTTGGCCGCATATTCACGTACTGCTCTTGCGTCTCGTACCATCATATTATCAACAAAGTCTCTAATAGTATTGTTATCTGAGTCACCATTAACAGAGGTGATTAAGTGTTTTAAACGAGTTGTGATATCATAAGAACCATTTGGATTAGCTTTAGTCAATCCTTTAATTTCTTGCTCAATCTTTTTATCATCAGCATGAGTTAACAATTTAAAAGTAACTGTTACTTTTGATTGTGGTAAAGTAAAAGCAAATTCATTTTTACCTTTTACAAAAATTGACTCATCAATTGGTTTTGGATCAAAATCAGTTAAATCAATTACTGTTTTAACTTTTTGTCCATAATCATCTGTAAGTTCAACATCATAATCTTTACCATATCCTAAAATACGAGCTGCTACTAATAAAGCATTTTTATCACCTGTTAACAATTCATCATAATCAATTTTAGAAACAATCATTGATTGTAATAATCTATCAATTACAACACCTTGCCTAATAAAGTTCATGTTGGTTAAAATGTCTTCTTCTTTAGCAGACATGTACTTCATCTCAATAGTACCTGATGATAATGGAGATGATTCTGGATACGGAAAGCCTTTAGATGGCAATTCTACAACTTCGGTCGGAAACTTAAATTTATTCTCAGACATAACAATCTATTTGTATATAAATATATAATTAAAAAACTAGCCTAACACTTTTTTAATCTCTTCTAAAACATGTTCTACAGGAGTTGGGTGTTCTGATTTTAAACTTAATACTTGTTCTGCTGGATGTTCTGGATGGGATATTCTATGGCAACTAAATTCATGATAAGGAGGTGTAAAGTCAGAAATTAAAAATACTTCTGTATTACAAGCCCAAGCTAACCATGATAAACCTGTTGAAGAACCAATATGATATTCTGAAGTAGCTGTTTCTAATGCTCTTTTATCTAAAGAAATATCACCGGTTTGGTCTGTTACATTTTTTAATTCAGTTGGTTCTTTTGATATTACAACTACTTCATATCCTTTTTCAACAAACAAGTCTACAACTTTTTGCCAATCTTCTGTTGTACCCCAATCTTTATCTTTACCAGAAGTAAATTCACTTAATGTGATTTTCTTTTGTTTTGGATAAGAAGGCATACCAATATTAGGTCTAATTTCTTTATATTCTAAACCTAAAATATCAGAAGCTACGCGCTGTAATGGTTTATCTAAATGGTTTGATGGAGCATATCGAGTGTTAATATCAGGTTGTGTTCCCACGTAATATTGCGCGTATATGTTCCATATTTTGGTGTTAGGCTTAACAAACATTATATCAGGATAAGCCATTATAAAAAATTCATTAAAGAAAGTAGAAACAATTAATTTACAATTATGTTTTTTTCTAAATTCTTCAAAATATGGCATCCATGCTAAAGTATCGCCTATTCCCCAAGAGTCACACTTTATAAACACTGTCTCGTTTTCAGCGTTATATTCATCAAATTTAATAAGTTTTTTGTTTGAATCAGTTATAGTTATTCTCCATTTAGTAAACCACTGTCTATCACCTGTTAAAGGTTTATCAGGTAAAACTGTAAGTTGATTTACTAAAGAATCTGATTCAATATCATAAAATGATACTGTATATTCTTGTGTTAATTCTTCCTCTGATTCAGGGAAAAAATAAATTAAAGGTCCTCCAATTGTAACTGGTAATTCTGTTACATAACTAATTTTTATTTTCATAATTTATTTTAAGGTACAAATTGAACTTCTTTCCAAGCAGTACCGTTATAAAACCATAATGAACCTGTTGTAGATGATTGATAGTTTACCATTTGTCCACTAACAGATTCAGCTGGATTTGGTAATGAACCTGTTGGAGTTAATATAACTGATGCTGATGTCATCAAAAATCCGTAAGTAAATACACTACCATAAACAGTTTGGGTTCCTGTATCTATGTCAAATGATGATCCGGCTGCTAAGTCGTTTGCTTCTGGCATAATATTTTATTTTTATTTATAATTATTTATTAACCCATTCTAAACCACTTCCTGATGGTTGAACTGTATAAAGTCCTCCAGGAACAGTAAATAAAGGTATAGAAAATGTAAAACAAAAGTTTGTTCCTGGGAGGCAATATCTAATTGTTTGCGTTTTAGTAAAGCTTCCACTTTGATAAACTGTTAATCCTTCATATTTGTTTAAATTTATTCTTTCAGAATAACTCATTACTGGATACATAAATCCACCTGGGGATGATGTTTTGGAGTGAACATGTAATGCTACAGAAGCACTTGGAGCAGCATTTATACCTATTTGATCTGTATAAGCTACAAACACGTTTGATCTATCAGCTTCACTAGCACCATCACCTATTAAGAAATGAGCACTTCCTAAAGTTTCATTATAAGCACCAACTACTGTTTGATATTGAGCTGATGCTGAGGTATGATTACCACCGGCGTGAGAATAAGCTCCTTGAGCTAAAGTATAATAACCTTCAGCATGTGATGCAAATCCTATTGTTCTTGTTTCTCTACCTTCAGTATGTGAATAAGTACCACTAGCATAAGTGCGATATCCTTCAGCATGAGACCAAGGTCCTGCTATTATATTTTCGCCACCTTCAGCGTGAGACCAACTAGCGTATAATAATATAGTATTAGCATTTCCTTCAACGTGAGATCCATATGCTAAAGTTGTATTAAAACAACCTTCAGCATGAGCATGATAACCTAAAATGTATATATCATTCTGATCTCCTTCTACGTGAGCATCTATAGCATAAACAGTGTTATTAATACCTTCAGCATGAGAATAATCAGCTGATGACATAATGGTATTAATTCTTCCTTCAGCGTGAGCGTAGCTAGCACCTAAAATTTTATTTTGTGAACCTTTAGCGTTATTATAACTTCCTGATATAGTGTTTTGATATCCTTCAATATGGTTATAAGCACCATAAGTTATTGTATTTTGGTAACCTTCTGCATGCCCATTACCTAATAAAGTATTACCTACACCTTCAGCATGGGAATAATCGGCAGATATTATATTTTGGAAACCTTCAGCATGAGAATAATAACCACCATTAGTAATACTATTACCATATCCTTCAGCGTGGGCATACATAGCATTACCTGTTACTGAATTACTATCACCATGAACAACTGAATAAGCTGCTGAGGCTGTTAATCTTGTACCATGTGTGAATGTTGGACCATCACTAAATGATCCTGTTATATTTCTTAAACCACTTTGGTCTGAAGGTAAACTAATATCTAAACTACATGAAGTATGATTATCTCTTGTTGTAACATCTTGCCAATTATCAACTTCTGTTACTGTAACTAATACACCATTAGATCCACTTATAGAAGCGCTAACAGCATTACCTACAAAATTCCAATTATAAACTGGTGTATTAACTAAAGTTCCTTCATCGTAAACAGTATGTGGTGTAGCTTCATCTCCTTGAATACCTTGTATACCTTGTGCTCCAGTTATACCTTGTATACCTTGTGCTCCAGTTATACCTTGTATACCTTGAGGACCTTGAATACCTTGCGCACCTGTAGTTCCTTGAGTACCATCAGCACCTTGTATACCTTGTATTCCTTGGGCTCCAACAGTACCTTGGGCTCCAACAGTACCTTGAGCACCAGTAGCACCTTGAGGACCTTGAATACCTTGTATTCCTTGGGTTCCAATAGTACCTTGTGGACCTTGAATACCTTGAATTCCTTGAGTACCTGCTCCTCCTCCTCCTGTTATTTCTATTATTACTCCATCACTACCACTTTGATTAACTGATACTCCAGAACCTGTAAAATTAAATTTAGTAGTATTAGAGTTAACTAATGAACCTGTTTCATAAACAGTAACTGTAGATGATGCTGAAGAAGCATTTTGATAAAATAATTGACCATCTACAGCATTCCATCCTATAACATAAGTTTGGGTAGCTTGGGTCAGATCAGGCATATAAACACTTTGTGAGAAAGCGTTAAAGGTTTTATTAAATATAGCTAAATCACTTCTTGTACTTGAAGTACCATTACCTACAACAAATAAATCATCTGTTTGTGGACGATCTATATTATAATGACCAACTACATTAACATAATTTTCATTAGCTATTGTATGTAAACCAGCTGCATGTGAACCTATACCTGTTGTTACAGACCCGGATCCTTCAGCATGTGAATAATTTCCAATAGTTGTTGTTCTATAACCTTCAGCGTGTGAAGCCTTAGAACCACTTATAATATTACTATAACCTTCAATGTGTGAACTATTTGAACCAGAAGTTATAATATTACCATATCCTTCAGTATGGTTGTTAATTGATTTATATAAAATAGTATTATAAGAACCTTCAATATGATTATGATCACCTCCTATTAATGTATTTTTTAAACCTTCTACATGGTTATAATATTCAGGAGTTGTAGGTGATGATGTTCCGTCTAATATTGTATTAAATGCTCCTTCAATATGGTTAAAGTAACTAGCTGTATAATTGTTTTTTATTGTATTTTTATAACCTTCTATATGAGAAGAAAACACTGCTCTGTCCCACCAAGTTCCTCCAAGTAATTTATTTTCTTGGCCTTCAACATGTGAATAAAATACATCTCCGTTTGTACTATTAAGATATCCTTCAACATGAGAATATCTAGTAGAACCATTTATATCATTATATCCTCCTTCAACATGAGTATATGCTGCATCACCGGAGAGAATATAATTACCAGCACCTTCAACATGAGACCAAGCGGATTTAATTAAGTTATAATAACCTTCTACATGGGCCCAATATGCACTGTTACCATAGTTACTACTCGCTCCAGCATTATTGTATGTAAAGTTATTATTGCCTTCAGCGTGGGACCCATAAGCGGCGGGAAAATTGTAACAACCTTCAGCGTGAGCATGACTACCAATAATAGGATGATTTGGATAGTTTCTATCTCCTACATAGTTGTTATCACCTTCACCATGAGCATGTTGACTATAAACTCTTTGTAATAATCCTTCTGCGTGAGAATAATCACCTAATACTGTGTTTTTATATCCTTCAACATGAGAATAACTACCAGTAGAATAACCAGTGCTTCCTCCCCATTTAGTAAATATTCCTCCAATAGTATTATATTGACCTTCAGCGTGAGAATAAGAACCTGTTAATATAGTATTATATTGACCTTCAACTCGTGATCCTGTACCTTTTAATATAGTATTATATTGACCTTCAGCAACACCAAAAGGTGCTAATGAAGTAATATAAACATGGTCACCGTTAGCTAATGAATAATCTCCAGAAGCTGTAGCATAATAACCTCTAGCAAATGAAACTAAACCTGAAGCTGTAACATTATATTCTGGGTTGGTAGATGTACCTATGTTAACACCTTGTCTTATAATATCTGAAAATTCAGCTGGGGTTGAAGCTATTAATGTATTTGATCCTGATACTTGTAAGGTTCCTAAAACAAAAACAGATCCAGTTATTGTTAATGATCCTGATGAGATTGTTTGATTATTTGAACCTGAAAGGAATACTGCACTATCAGCTAGATCTAATATACGTTGTCTAACATCCTCAGCAGTAATAGCTCTGTCTATATTATTTTCTATATATAGAGTAGCTTCATCTAATATTTGTTGTCTTGTTTTTTGGGTCATTTTAAACTATTAAATTGGTGGCTCATTATCTGGGGTTAAATCAAATATTAATGTACTGTAACTGGCAGATATAACATTTATAGCAAATTCTCTAGTTATTTCAAATATTCTACCAGGTTCTACAGTAGCATCAAATGGAGCTATTGTATTATCTATAGTTCTAGTACCAGGTCCATATTGGTAAAATGTTTGTAAAGCTAATAACTCACTACCAGAGTAATAAGGAATAGCCCATGTTTCTTTATACTCATCATAAATTGTTGAGTCTATTTGTATACTTTCAGACACTACTGTTGCCATGCTTATAAATATGAAAAAAAGGGGTTTGGAAACCCAAACCCCCTAATATTTTTATTAAATCTACTATTAGTAGTTTAATATGCAATAATCCATAGCAACACTTAAAGAAAGGCTAATATATTGATCTTGAGACCAATCATAATCACCAAAAGCCGCTGTTTTAACATAAGCACCTTTAATGATCCATTCACCTACTACATCACCAACAGGGCCTAAAATGTCAAAGCGTAAATCTTTTTTATAGAAATCGCTATAACCATCACGGCCAGTTACTGATTCGTGTGCTAAACGAGCCCATTCCATTACAGCTTGAGCTCCAGAAGGAGTAACAGGATCGTACAATTCGATGTTCATATCTTGCCATCTAACTTTACCTTTAACTTTACGGTAAACGTTGATATGGTCTAATACTACTTCACCAGCATCGAAAGAAGGAGCTGTCACTTTTTTAACTAAATATGATGGTACACCTTGGATGTACATAATAAATCTGTTTTGAACCTTTGGTTCAAAAGCAGTAAACATGATTTCATTTGTATTTAATACTGGCATGGCGTTTGTTTATTATAAATATTAGTTATTATTGAAAGCTTGCACCAGTTGGAGTAATATTGAAGCTCAATAATACAAATTCAACTGTTTTGGTTGGTTGGATATAAATTTGACCTACTAACTGGTTTCTATCAATAACATCTGGTCCGTTATTTGACTCATCCATTACTACTTTAAACGCATACAAACCTTGTTTTTGTTGTACTGATTCTAAGTATGGATTAACACTTGCTAAGAAGTTATTTCTAGTTACTGTTGTATTTTGTTCAAATACTAATGTTTCACCAACATTACCTACAAATCTCTTTAAGTTAATTAACAATCTACGAACATTAACACGATCAAGAGCAGATGGTTTTTGTTGTAATGTTTTCTGACCATAAGCTACAACACCAACTCCTGGGAATGTAGCGATTGGGTTAACTTTAGAAGCATATAATGTATCACGATCTGTTGGAGATAATTTTCTTTCAGCTTGAATTACACCTCCTAAACCACCTCTAGTTAAACCAGCTGGGGCGAACCATTCAGCAGATACTCTATCACTAAAGGCATAAACACCTGGCATAACAGTTGAAGCTGGAACCCATACTAATTTACCTGTTTCTTGAGATGATACTTGAACCCATGGCCAATAAGTACCAGCGTATGAAGAATCTCTTTCTAAAGCTTCAGCAGTTACTGTTCCTATAGATGCAGTGTAATTAACTAAATCCATAATATAGAAACAATCACCTCTACTTTGAGCCATATTAATAAAATCACCTACAGCGGTATAATCTAAATTATATATACCTGGAGTAGATAATAAACTAAAATCATATTCATCAGTATTAGCTAATATTGAACTAGCTGTGGCATAAACACTATTTGTTAATCCTTGAGTATTTACACTATTAATTGAAGAAAACATAGAACTAGTCACTGAGTTTGACTGAGTGTCATCACCTGTAGAACCAGAAAATGATCCTTGGAATGATCCCGATCCAGGGGCTGGAAGATATGAGCCAGCTGTTAAAACTGAAGAAGTATATTGGGCTTTAGCGTTTCCGTTATTATCAAACCAATTTGGAGTTTTACGATTTACATTAGATACATAAACATATTTACTTCTGTTAGGATAATCACCGTTTGTTTTAATATACCATCCACTATCAGTATCATATGAAATAGTTTTATATTGGTTACCTACAACAGCTTCAATATAATTTGGAGAATTTGGATCTAATGAACATCCAGTAAATGTTTCTAAAACATTTTTCTGTAAAGTAGTATCATTACCTTGTCTAATTATTAGTGTGAATGTACCTTGGGAATAGTTAACATTTTGAATTTCCCACCTAACATTGTCATTAGAACCAGATAATAAGGTATCATTAGAACCAGAATAAAATTCACCACTTCCACTAGTATTCATTATTTCACCATAATTAATGGTTTTTAATGTGAAACTAGCAGTAGCATCAGTTACAGATGTTGATCCACTTACCCAAATAGTATCACCAGTTGTTGCTTGAGTATAGCTATCACTAACTACTCTATTAACAAGAATAGAAGTACCACCTTGGTTAAAGTAGTTATAAGCAGCAATTGATGTCAAATATTCATATGAATTTCCATCTGTTCCTGTGAAAGAACCTCCAAACTTATTTTTAAAGTCTGAATATGAAGTAACTACAGTTGGCATGTTTGGAGCTCCTTTTACAGTAGGACCTACCAAAGCTAAACCAACTGATACAGGACCAGTGGTAATAAACGACTGGTCATTTTCGGTTGTTAATACACCTGGTGAAATTAAAGTTTCTGTTGCCATGTTAATTTTTATCTAGATTGAGTCTAATGATAAATATGGCAAAAAAGCCACAAAATTAATTTTGGGTTGGAATAAATTCGCCTGTTTCCATTTTTATAGAACCATTACCATATTTGGTATTTAATGTTTTAGCAAATTCATTCTGGTCTTTATTAGTTTTATTTAATCTTTCTTTTAGATCATTTTTTTGAGTTTCAAGAATAGATAAATTCATTTCAATTTGACCAAATTCCCAAATTAAATTATCATTAGTTTTTTTAAATTCTGTAAGTTGAGTTAACTCTTCTTGTGTTAATTTTATTGTTTCCATTTTATATAAAAATATATTTGTCTGCTCGTTTAGTTCCATCAAAAGGATTAATCATTGTTTTTACTATTTCTGGATCTACTAGATCTGGATGTACCCACCAATCTTCAAATGTACTATTTGAATCAGGAGCGATATCACCTACTACTCGTTTATATCCTAAAGATTCTAAATATTTTCTTGAAGAATGTCTATAATCAATTGGATGATTTATATAATAATCATGTTCATAAGTGATCACTCTAAACTTGTATTTGTCAAAAGGAATTGATAATAAAACACTAAAAGTAACATCAGCTGGTTCACAGTCGATTTGTAAATAATCTATAACTGTATCAAAATTATTTTCAGCTAATAACTTATCATAATCAACTGTTGTAGCATCTTGTAAAATACATGTGTTAGAACGATGTTCTTTATGTTTATTTACTTCTTTTTCATCAATTTCTAATGCTACCCCGGTCCAATTAAATTCTTTTTCTAATAAAGCTGTATTACTATTATGGAAAGGATCTGATGCTCCGATTTCAAGATATGTACCATTTTCTTTTCCATCCAACATACTTAATATAAATAAATCTTGATATGTTTGAGAGTAATTTTTCTCAATTTTTTCAGAATTTTTAAACTTATATCTTAATTTTGAATGTTCTTCTTTAGTATATGTTAATGTTGGATATTGAAGACCATGTATCATAGATAGATTATTATAACAAGCTTCTATAAATTCTCTACGCATTGGATATTCTTTTAACAAATGGTTAAATAATTCTCTTGATTCATCACAATATCCAATCCACCAACCTGCTACTGCTTTTTGGAATATTAAAGCATATTCACCTGGGAAATCTATATCAACTGATGTGGATTTTAGATTTTTTAGTTTATCTAAACCTTGAACAGCGGCTAAATATGATTCTTGCCATTCATTTTTTGTTTGATGGTCATAACTTAAATGATAATAAGCTTCAGGACGTTCACGATCAAAAGTAATAGCATTTAAAATAGATCCTCTAACTGAATGAGGACGATGTCCTAATGTTTTTAAACATAAAGCTACTTTAACTAAAGCTTCATATGTTAAATCTTTATCAAAACCATACTCTGCTGCTCTTAAAAATAATGTTAAAGCGGCTGCTTTGTGACCTTCTTGATAATATTGTTCACCAAACCAAAAATTAGTTTCTGGGTTATATGGGTCATTTAAAAAATTTTTTAATATTTTATCCATTGAGTAATTCTTCTAAAACATTTTCTGGGATTCTAACTGCAAAAGCCGCATTATCATGGAATCCATAAGTTAAAACTAAATCATTATCTATAACAGCAGCACCACAAACAAATTCAATTCGTCCTGTCATAAATTTAAATACATCAGAATATTTAACAATATTCCAATTTTCATCATAAGCGATTATTCGGTGATTGTAAATACCATCTTTATTATTGTTTTCATTTTGCCAAAAATCTACTTCATGAACAACACATAAACGATAATTTTTCCATTTAACAACTGAAGAACCACCTCTTAAATCATGACCAGCATTTATTTGTTTAAAAACACCATTAAATATAGTTTCACTAGTTCCATTAATAGGATCAACTTTAACAATTTCTGCTGGATTAGCCCATTTTACATAACAATAATCCATATCATTAATAGGCATCCAATTCTTTTCACAATATGAATTAGGATCATTTGGTGGTTCAATTCTTACTCGAGAAATTTCATTAGCTGTATCATAGTCATCTATTTCAGAAAGTTCCATTCTGCCTTCACCATTAGGTTTTGTATCTCTTCTAACACCGGTAATGTATAAAACACCATCCCAACGAACCACTCGAGCATCTTCTAGACCAATAAATTCCCAAACTGGGGTAATATCTAGTTCAGATGTGTTTACTTCTTTATAAGAAGCTACTTCTAAAGTTTTAGGATCTAAAACACATAAAAAATTAGCAGTTCTAAGATTACAATCATCTTCAGGATGAATATAAGTTAAAGGACCCCAACGACTTTGGAATTTTTGATTATTTTCACAAAGATAAAGAGCGTATCCTACGTTCCTTATATTACATAATATAGTGCCATCATCATCAATAAAAATAGAAGGATTACATATACCTGTACCTTTACTATCAGACGAAGGAATCTTTAAGTGGGCTACAGAACCCCCTTTGTCTAAAACTAATTTAACTAAATTATCAATCATTGAATATTAATATAATAAAACTTATTTAAAAAACCAAACTATTTATGGGCAATTTACGCAGGGGTATATTGGGTTTTCGGAAATTGCGTAGATTTCTGATTCTGTACTTTCATAAGTACGTGCTCCTAATTCTGCTCCATAATATGCATCAATGTGAGCCGTAGCTTTTTCTACAGTGTCTATATTTTTACCTTCTGAATTTTCAGCGTTAAAGATATCAGTCCACGTTCCTTCGATTGTGCTGAATACCATCATTAATGTTTTGTACATGTTAATTTGCCCAGATTATTAGTTTATTTGCTCTATCTTGAATTCCGCCGGCACACCTATGGTTAATAGCAGGACCTCCTTCACAACCTGCGAACCAGGATTGTACACAAGACTGTTCGTAGTAATTTGACCATCCTCCTACTGCTCCGGAACATGTGCTGCCGGCTGAAGTGATCCAATCTGTCCAGCTAGCACCTCCCCATTTTCTTTTAAATCTTTCACCGGAGCTACCGCCGGTGCTGTTCCAATTTGAAGGATTTTCAAATTCATTGTACTGTGTACTTCTATTATTTAAACTACCATCAGCCCATACAGTACCGAATTCAACAGAAGTGTGGTACCATTGAGTTCTGGTTTGTTTCAATCCTCTGTTTAGGATTCCTTGGATTACAGAATCGGAGAATTTAGACATGGTAGTGTCGTTTGGGTCTGGTGGGGAAGATACATCGTTTGCATTGTAGGGACTAGTATCTCTAGGAAATGCTGTAAATATTAGGAACCAAGCTTGATCGGCATCGGTAGTAATATCGGCATAAATTGATCCGACTTCAACTTTTCCGGTTGCTGAGCTTCTTAAGGCTACATATCCGTCTGATCTAAGATTCTTCTTAGCACTTGCACTATCGTATACTAAAGGTCCTCCAGATGTTCCCATGTTTATAAATATTATTATAGATTATTTAAATAAATTTGAGCTTCTTCTTTTGTATAAAAATAATCTACTACTTTATCATTTACACTTCCTTCAGTGATAAAATAAGGGCGATCTGGTATTAAAGAGCCTGATATTTCAACTTGAGGTATATTATATATATTATAATCCATATCTTGTTTTATAAGCATTATATGTTTGGGTTATTTCGTCTGGTGATAATGCTTTATTGTAGAAAAGTACATTTCCTAACTCACCAGGAACATACCCATTTCCATTTGGATTTGCTATGGAATTGGTTCCTCCATATACTCTAAACCCTCCACTTGCATAACTACTGTATACCATTGATTCACCTGGGGAGGTTGGATTACTTCCACCACCATCAGAAGTCATAGGACCGTTATTAATTTGAGATGAATTTTTATAACTAGCAGCTTGACCACTTGTTTTATCATAAGTGTAAGATACCATAAACCATCCATTAGTATCAGCTCCTACTGGGGCAAAATTACCATTTAAAAAACGTTTATATCCAGATGTAGTTGTTGTTGAAAAATTAATTATATAACTTTGTTCCATTACCATTGTTAAAGGATTTCCATTTGTTCCACTATTACTTGTACAAAGTAACCCTCTCCAATTATTATTGCCTCCTACATTTAAAGGTATGTTTTCCATATTAATCCAAATAATAGCAGTAATTGATCCTGTTTCTAAGTCACTATTGCGACTAATTATAGTATGACTTGTACCAGAACCATCATTAATTACATTACTTTGTAAAGTTTTAATTCCTGCTCCTGATCCTATGTTAAAGTTATATACTCCCCAACTACTTCCAATAGGTTTATTAGGAATAGTTTCAGAACTAGTACCATTAAAATAATTAGGTTCTAATAAATGGATTAATCCATCAGTGACTATTCTAGGTTTATGAAAAAAGGCCATATTATAGCTAATTTATTATAAATATATTATTTATAATGGCCTCCTCCAGCCCACAATACTAAGCTTTTTCTTAAGCCTGATGATACTGGGGTTACTCTATGTTGTAGGAACGATGGAAATACTATAACTGCTCCTTTTTTATTAGATGTTTGTTTAATATTACTTCCTGTATTAATTTCTAATATACCACCATTATATTCTGATGGGTTAGATAATTGGACAATAACTGAGATTTTACGATGGGATATAGAATTAGGTCCTATATCAATATGCCAATCATAATGGCCTCCTCCACCTCTATATTCAGTATATTGAATATCATCTAAAACAGAATGAATATCAAATTTCCAAAGACTATTAGCTTCTGAAACAAAATTCATTAGTCTATCATAAATCCAAGTAGTATTATTATCTGGGGTTAGCCATTTTATACTACTATCACGAATATCTTTACTATTACCTGAAATAAAGGTAGCTTGTTGAAATTCATAATTTTTTGTTGTTTCTAAAATAGTATCAACTTCATTTGAAGAAAAACCATTTTCAAACCAATAATATTCGGTTTGGTCAATTTCTAAATCGGGGTTAAATATAGGTCTAGAGTGCATAATTAATTTATTTTAAATAATCTTTTTCAAGAATAGCGTTGTTAGTTATTTTTTGTCCCCACTCTTTTAAATATCTGTAATGTTCTCCAATTCGGAACAAATTAATTTTATTAAATTCTTTAATAAATACCTCTTTATTAAATAAATCTAGTCCATATCCTACTTGTAACCAACTATGTAAGTTAAAAGGATGTTGAGAAAAATCATTTATAGTATATAAAGAAGTATCCCATTTATCTAAAAGTATTTTTAAACCAGGAGGGACAGTTGTTATTTTTTGATAGTTTTGCCAAAACTTACTATCATTTCTTTTAGTAATATAATGAAAATATAAGAAATCTAATACATTATCATTCATTTTATTGATGTAATTATTATATTGATCAATAAAGTTTTGGTTGTATATCTTAAATTGTTTTTCTCCTATAGTCCATAACTGGTTAATAGCGTTAAATATAGAGGTAGCTTCAATAGGTTCTGTAAAAGCTGAGCTTAATCCAATTGCTAGACAGTTATTAATCCATACTTTTTGATATGCTCCTGCCTCAAACGGTATTACTAAGTTAGGTTGAATAGAATGTCCTAAATACTCTTCAACTTCTTGTTGGGCTTGTTCTTTTGTAATATAATTTTTATCAAAAACATAACCACACCCTATTCTATTCTGTAAAGGTATCTGCCACATCCATCCGTTTTTCATACAGATGGCTTTTGTATAAGGTTCTATCTTATTCTCAAATTGAGGAATTTGAAAAGTTAGAGCTGTATTGACTTTTAGATGGTCTGTATAAGATTTCCAAGGTGAGTTAAATAATTCTCCTATAATTCTTCTTCTGAATCCTGAACAGTCAAATACAAAATCACATTCGAGTTTACTGTCTAAAAGATGAACTTCGGTAATGTTACCTAATGAGTCTTGAGTAAAATCTTGAACTATGTTTTCTACTCTCTTTACCCCTCTTTCAATAGCTACTTTCTTTAGATATTCAGCAACTAAATGAGCGTCAAAGTGAAATGAGTAGTTAGCAATTTGGTTTGTTCCGTCAATAGAGTGTTTGATAAAAGGTGATTTATTTGCACGAGCTATCTGCTCAGCTATATCACCTACTATATAAGATAAATTGTTTTTATACAAAGAACCTATAAAGGCATTAATTACCTCTCCATTGTCATCATAGGCATAATCAAATTTTTGATGTGCTACATTGAATGAATGAAAATAATCTTTTTTATCTCCATTCCAATTATCAAATAAGATTCCAAGTTTGTGGGTTGAATTAGTTTGTTTAATAAATTCTTTTTCATCTATTTCTAAAAAATCTAAAAAATCAACTAAGGTCGGAACTGAGCCTTCACCAGCGCCTAAAATGCCTATTGATTCACTTTCAACTAAAGTAACATCAGTACTAGGAGAAATTTTATTAATATATAAAGCAGTAAACCATCCCGCTGCTCCTCCTCCAACAATTACAACCTTTGAAAATTTATTCATTGTTTAAAGTTTACCTTCTTCTCTCATTTGTTCTCGAATCTTTGTAGCTGAGATATCATAAATATTTTGAGGTGGTATATGTTCAATAATTTCATAACCAACTCCTCGTCCATAATTTACTGATTCAATGTCTGGGATGATTGAAACTTTAATTCTTCCTTCTTGAATTAAATCAGCTAATTCAATTTTAAGATTTTCTAAAACTTGTTCAGGAGTAAAGGGATTATTTTTATCTGTAGGAACATCTCTAATAGCAAGCCAAACATTCTTACCTTCATTAAGTCTTTGATTAATTAACCATCTATGGCCAGCATGCCAAGGTTGCCATCTACCAATAAAGAGAGAGTACTTCATTTACAGTTTTATTAGTTGTATCTAATATAATATCTTTTTTTCCAATTTCCAAATCTTCTACAAAATATTGTTCTCTTCCTCTTATTTCTGTAGTTGTTACATAATAATATTTAAGGTCTAAATCTAACATTTGATCTCTTACTTCTTTATAAGGAGATACTACAGAGACAATTACATTAAATCCTTTATGATCTAAGAATCTAACAAGATTATTAATAAGAGTTAAGTTTTTTATTCTGCCTTCTTTAGAGTAGTCTTGGTTTTTAAATACTGCTCTAACATCATCACCATCAACATGTATAGCATCAATTTTTTCAAGTAATGCTTTAGCTAAAGTTGTTTTACCTGCTCCAGGTTGTCCATAAAACCAAATTATCATAAAATTGCTTGCATCAATAACATATCAAAAGGCCAACAATAGAAGTTTGGTAAATCCATAATTGCTTGAAGTTCAGGTACTACTATTGCTTCATCTTTTGTATCAAAACTATAAACATCATCTGAATAGGTTCCATCTCCATTACTAACTGTATAAGGAATAGACCATGGACCTGGTTCTTGAAAGTTCACTATATAGTCATCATATATTTCTTGAGCTGTCATTAGAATACTAATTTGTCGTAGTTAAACACTTCAAAGTCTTTAGCGTATAATAGCTCTACTTTTTGAGCTCTTTCTTGACCTAAAGAACCTGTATAATAAGTTTCCCAACTATCTCTATCAGGAGTAGTATTTAAAGTAGGTAATGAAGTAGAAATATTTGCTCCTGGATTGGCTGTGTTAATCTTATTTGCAATGGTAGACCAGTCACTGTTTATAGTTTCAAATTTATAAATTTCATCTACTTCAATAGCATAAGTATCCGGATCACATAAATACCACCATTGAGGTCTCATCACACTAGGGCAATTATCCCACCAATTAGGTGCAGCATTTATTAAAAAATCAAGAGTTTCATCAAAAGTAAGTTCCCAATAATCAATACTAGTTGTAAAAGTATAAGAGGAGACATATCTATCATATGGGTTTCTAACAACTGAAAAATTATAATAATTGGAAACATCTCTGCCATATAAAGATTCATCTCTAACAGACATTCTGTAAGGTTTATGTACTAAAGGTACAGACAATTGGATTTCATTAGCTAATAAATTATGAATTGAATTAGAAGCTGTTTTTGTAACTTGTACAAATATTGTATTTATTTGATTATAAACCATATTTTTAAACTAGTCTTAACATTACTGATACATCGGCAAGACCTTGGTAGTTATAGGCTTTACTATTCCAAGGATATGTATTTCCTGATCCGTTAGCTGTGCTACACATTACAAGAGTAGAGTTTAACCATTGGTTTGTAATTTCACTAAAATTACGACCTAATATTCCTCTATAATTTGATGCTAATGTAACAGTATCCATTAAAGTTAAAGCATTATTTCCAGTACCTACATTATTTTGGTCAAATCTAAACCATCTTAAAATTGTATTATTTGAAGAATCTACATAAGATACTACAAAGTTTTTATACGTGTTTACAGGACTGCCATTAGAGTCTACAATTTCAGTATCAGCAAATTTTTCAATTCTAATTCTTTCAGCACCGTCATTAAATAATCCTCCTTGAATTAATAAATTTTCAGTATTACCCATTTTGGTGTATGTGTTGGTACTAGGATTATTTCTATAAATTTCCAAATAAATATCCCATAAACCATTAGTTGTTCTATTCCAAGATGTAGCTAAATAATTATAAACACCATCATTATGTATAATAGCTGTACCTAAAGATCGAGCACCTGGAATAGCACCAGCATTATATCGTCTATAAGTGGTCATTCCTGATGTTTGGACCTGGCCGGTACCATTAAGGTTAACATTACATTTAGAGTAAATTAATCCTGAGTTCCATGGGCCTGGGGCAATTCTGTAAACATAAACAGCGTATATTACATTGTTAATAGGATCCCAAGCCAAACAACCTCCATTATTATCACCTTGAGTTTGGTTTTCTTCATATTGGTTAAACATTGCTTGTACTTTAAAAGAGTTAAAAGTACCACCGTTATTTCTTTTAGCAAAACAAATTCTACGACCCCACCATTGTCTTTGTACTAGAACAGCTACTGTATCAAATCCTGTAGCACCACCATCTCCTAACCATAAAGCATCTTCTGCTCCTTCTTCACTAGCGGCCATATCAGGTATATTAGAAGAGTTTGTATATGTTTGATAAGTGATAGATGGAGTATTTACATTCCAACTATATAACAAAAATACCATACGAGCGTTATTTCCATCTTCTGAAAAGGCATTAATACCGTATCCAGAAGTCACATTTATAATAGGGGAAAATGGAGCTCCAGTAACACCTCTTTGTGGAATTGAACCTAAAATATTATTATTTGTATATCTTGAAATAGGAGTTACACAAGTACCATCTACTTTATATATAGTACAACCTGGTCTCCATCCCCAAGAGTTTTGAGGACCAGCATAATATCTAATACCTGTAGTAGTGTCTATAGCTAACAAGTGAGCCATAAAATCTCTATTTGTACCTACATTTAGTTCACCCCACCCGTTTCTTATACTATAGGTTGTATTATCTACATTATCTCCATTTTCTGTATTTGAAAGATAATATGGTGAATAGTTTGTATTACCCATATCATCTCTACCATAAAACCACTGAATGGTTAGATTTGAAGTAGTTGATGGTAAAGGAGCACAACCAGGAATATTGTTTGTATCAATGTTTTGATATAAGACCTCCATATTAGCTTGTACCTGGTCGTTAGCACTTGGTCCTTGGTTTAAGTTCACAAACGCAGAAACTTCTCCTAATGAAAAATTTGAGTTTTGAACTCCCGCTGGTCTAATATAAGCCATAATTTATTTTTCTTTTAATTTATTAACTTCTTCCATTAATTCTTTAACAGCTTCAATTAATAATGCAACTAATCTATCGTATAATACGGTTTTGTATCCATGGAATTCAGGTACTAATTCTGGGAGTACTTCTTCAACTTCTTGAGCAATTACACCAATTTCTCTTTTACCTGCTCTTGATGGAGCCATTTCTTCAGCTTCTTCTGTCCAATTATATCTTACACCTCTAATCTTAGCTAATAATTCTAAAGCTGATTCAATTTTTTCAACATTAGTTTTTAATCTAGCATCTGAATAGAAGGCTATAATGTTACCTGTGGCTACAATTTCTCCAGGGTTACCTGTAGCTGCAATACCTGCTCCTAAGGAATTAACTTGAGCATTTGAATTTGTAGTAAATCCACCAGTAGGACCTGTAGGACCTGTAGGACCTGTTGGACCTGTTCCGCCGGTTGAACCTATTGTTCCTTGAGGACCAGTTCCACCAGTTCCACCTGTTGTACCTTGACGACCTTGTATACCTTGTGAACCTATTGTACCTTGAGAACCAGTTCCACCAGTTCCACCTGTTGTACCTTGACGACCTTGTATACCTTGTGAACCAATTGTACCTTGAGGACCTGTTGGACCTGGAGGTCCTGGATCTCCTTGAGGACCTGGTCCACCTGTGCTACCAGTAATTCCTTGGCGACCTTGTATACCTTGAGAACCTATTGTACCTTGTGGGCCTGTTGGACCAGTTGGACCAGTACCTCCAGTAGATCCGATAGTTCCTTGAGGACCTGTTGGTCCAGTACCACCAGTATTACCTGTTATACCTTGACGTCCTTGTATACCTTGTGAGCCTATAGTACCCTGTGGACCAGTTGGACCATTAGGTCCAGTAGGTCCTGTTGGACCTGTTGGTCCAGTACCACCTGTACTACCAGTAATACCTTGACGTCCTTGTATACCTTGAGAACCTATAGTTCCTTGTGGTCCTGTTGGTCCAGTTCCACCTGTTCCTCCTATAGTACCTTGACGACCTTGGATACCTTGGATACCTTGTGAACCAGTTGGACCAGTTCCACCAGTAGGACCTGTTGATCCAATAGTACCTTGTGGTCCTGTTGGTCCAGTACCACCTGTACTACCAGTAATACCTTGACGTCCTTGTATACCTTGAGAGCCTATAGTTCCTTGTGGACCAGTTGGACCAGTTCCACCAGTAGGACCTGTTGATCCAATTGTTCCTTGTGGACCTGTTGGACCTGTAGGACCTGTTGGGCCTGGAGGTCCTGGATCTCCTTGTGGTCCTTGACCACCAGTATTACCTGTTATACCTTGACGTCCTTGTATACCTTGAGAACCTATTGTACCTTGTGGGCCTGTTGGACCAGTTGGACCTGTTGAACCTATAGTTCCTTGAGGACCTGTTGGTCCAGTTCCGCCAGTTCCACCTGTGGTACCTTGTCTACCTTGAATGCCTTGAGAACCTATTGTTCCTTGTGGGCCAGTTGGTCCGGTAGGACCTGTTGGTCCTGTTCCACCTGTAGAACCTATTGTACCTTGAGGACCTGTTGGTCCAGTTGGTCCAGTTGGACCTGGAGGTCCTGGATCTCCTTGTGGTCCTTGACCACCTACATTACCAGTAATACCTTGACGACCTTGAATACCTTGAGTACCAATAGTACCTTGAGGTCCTGTTGGACCTGTTGGACCAGTAGATCCAATAGTTCCTTGTGAACCAGTTGGACCAGTTGGTCCTGTTGGTCCTGTAGAACCAATAGTACCTTGTGGTCCTGTTGGTCCAGTTCCACCTGTTCCTCCTATAGTACCTTGACGACCTTGGATACCTTGTGTACCAATTGTACCTTGAGGACCAGTTGGTCCTGTAGAACCTATTGTTCCTTGGGAACCGGTTCCACCAGTTCCACCTGTTGTACCTTGAATACCTTGGCGACCTTGTATACCTTGTGTACCAATTGTACCTTGAGGACCAGTTGGACCTGTAGAACCTATAGTTCCTTGTGGACCAGTAGTACCTTGTCTACCTTGAATACCTTGTGAACCAATTGTACCTTGAGGGCCAGTTGGACCTGTTGGACCAGTAGGTCCAGCTACTGTATTGTAGCTTATCTTTTTAGTTGATGTATTATAAGTAAGAGCTACAGTCTCTGAATCATTTGTTAACTGGTGGGCATAGATATTTGAACCTGAAACAACTAATGTGTTCTGTCCAAAAGTACCCATTGTCACAGTATCTGTATCTTCTACTTCTAGAATTGGAATACCTGAAATATCGTTTACCGAGAATAATACCCCGGTTAAACTATCAGTTACTGAGAATAATTGTCCGGCAGATCCTTGTACATCTAATACTGTTCCTCCGTTACCGGTTACGGTTAAGGTTGAACCATCAAAAGTTAAATTAGCTTCTGAATTAATTGTACTGGAGTTAACAGAGGTTAATACTCTGTTATCTAAAGGGTTTGTGTATGATGTAATTCCAGCATTAATACCTTGTACACCTTGTCTACCTTGTATACCTTGAGTACCAATTGTACCTTGTGGTCCAGTAGTACCTTGAGTACCTTGTGATCCAATTGTACCTTGTGGACCAGTAGTACCTTGTACACCTTGACGACCTTGAATACCTTGAGAACCGATAGTACCTTGTGGTCCAGTAGTACCTTGTACACCTTGACGACCTTGAATACCTTGAGAACCGATAGTACCCTGGGGACCTGTTGTACCTTGACGACCTTGGATACCTTGTGATCCAATTGTACCTTGAGAACCAATTGTTCCTTGAGGTCCAGTTGTTCCTTGTCTACCCTGAATACCTTGAGTACCTTGAGTACTTATAGCCTCTCCTCCATTTATTGAAAAATCAACACCTGTAGCAACACCATTAGTTTGTTTCATTACTAATGAAACTTCTTGCGCTCCACCTTGAGCAGTATCATCTTGGAATATTATTTTTCCTTGTGCGGGGATGATTCGGACGTTTTTGGCCATTTAATATAAATATTATTTTTTAATGTATTCAGTTATTAATTTATCTACATCTTTTCTTTCACCATATATCACGTAGTAACAATCAATATCTCCATCTTCAATACCTATCGTTATCTTTTCTGTGGTAGTTGATATAACGTATAAATTTTGGGGTTTATTAATTGGAGTTAATGTTACTGTTATAGAGTCTTCATGTACTAAGTCAACCCAGTAGTATGGTAATTCAATTGTATTATTATTAGTTAATCTACCTCTAACATATACACCAATTTCTGGGCCTTCAAGTACTGAGTATCTTAATCTCCAAGGTTCGCCTTTTGATGGGTGGGTAATATCAAAGTTTTTAGTAGTACCATTGATAGTATCCATTGTAAGAATAGAACCTGCTGATCCATCAATATTAGCTCCACCTACATCAATATTACCCCCAGCAGTTTGAATATTACCACCATTTGTATATATTGCTCCATTTTGGGTATCAATTTGTCCACCATTTGTATATAAACCACCTCCACCAAAGATTTTTAGATCAACACCATCAAATGTTAAATTTCCTTCACCATTAAATGTAGGAGAACTACCTCCAGTAGCTGTTACAACATAATTATCAGTATTATTACTAATTGATGTTGAAGCATCTGTTCCTTGAATACCTTGACGACCTTGTATACCTTGTGTACCAATTGTACCTTGTGAACCTATTGTACCTTGGGAACCAATAGTACCTTGAGAACCAGTTGTACCTTGGCGACCTTGTATACCTTGAATACCCTGTGTACCAATAGTACCTTGTGAACCTATTGTACCTTGGGAACCAATTGTACCTTGAGAACCAGTTATACCTTGGCGACCTTGGATACCTTGGATACCCTGTGTACCTATGGTTCCTTGTGAACCAATTGTACCTTGGGAACCAATTGTACCTTGAGAACCAGTTATACCTTGGCGACCTTGGATACCTTGCCTACCTTGGATACCTTGGATACCTTGGATACCCTGTGTACCTATGGTTCCTTGTGATCCAATAGTACCTTGGGAACCAATTGTTCCTTGTGAACCAATTGTACCTTGAGAACCAGTTATACCTTGGCGACCTTGGATACCTTGAATACCCTGTGTACCAATAGTACCTTGGGAACCAATTGTACCTTGGCTTCCTATAGTACCTTGAGAGCCAGTTATGCCTTGACGTCCTTGTATTCCTTGAATACCCTGTGTACCAATAGTACCTTGACTACCTATAGTACCTTGGGATCCAATTGTACCTTGTGAACCAATAGTACCTTGACTACCTTGAATACCTTGACGGCCTTGTATACCTTGTATACCCTGAATACCCTGCGTACCAATAGTACCTTGTGATCCAATAGTACCTTGACTGCCTATAGTACCTTGAGAACCAATAGTACCTTGACTACCCTGAATACCTTGGCGACCTTGAATGCCTTGAATACCCTGAATACCTTGTGTTCCAATTGTACCTTGAGAACCAATTGTACCTTGTGAACCTATTGTACCTTGGGAACCAATAGTACCTTGAGAGCCTTGAATACCTTGGCGGCCTTGGATACCTTGTATGCCTTGTATACCTTGTGTTCCAATAGTTCCTTGACTACCGATAGTACCTTGAGAACCAATAGTACCTTGGGAGCCAATTGTACCTTGAGATCCTTGAATACCTTGACGACCTTGTATACCTTGTATACCTTGAGTACCAATTGTACCTTGAGAACCTATAGTACCTTGTGAACCTATTGTACCTTGACTTCCTATTGTCCCTTGGGAACCTTGTATACCTTGAATACCCTGGATGCCTTGTGTTCCTTGAGTACCTTGTGATCCGATAGTTCCTTGGCTACCTTGAATACCTTGACGACCTTGTATACCTTGGGTACCAATAGTACCTTGGGCACCTTGAATACCTTGTATACCTTGAGTACCAATTGTACCTTGAGAACCAATTGTTCCTTGACTTCCTTGTATACCCTGTATACCTTGAATTCCTTGGGTTCCTTGTGTTCCTTGAGAACCAATAGTTCCTTGAGAACCTTGGATACCTTGACGACCTTGAATACCTTGGGTACCAATTGTACCTTGGCTACCTTGTATACCTTGTATACCCTGAATACCCTGTGTACCTATAGTACCTTGAGAACCTATAGTTCCTTGAGAACCTTGTATTCCCTGTCTACCTTGGATACCTTGAGTACCAATAGTACCCTGTGATCCTTGAATTCCTTGTATACCTTGGGTACCTTGGGTGCCTTGGCTTCCTATTGTTCCTTGACTTCCCTGGATACCTTGTATGCCTTGAATACCTTGAGTACCCTGGATACCTTGAGTTCCAATGGTTCCTTGTGAACCTTGAATACCTTGTCTACCCTGAATACCTTGGGTACCAATTGTCCCTTGGGAGCCTTGTATGCCTTGAATTCCCTGAGTACCTTGAGTACCCTGAGAGCCGATTGTTCCTTGTGATCCTTGAATACCCTGTATCCCTTGTATGCCTTGAGTACCCTGGATACCTTGAGTACCAATAGTACCTTGGCTTCCTTGAATACCTTGACGTCCTTGAATACCCTGTGTACCAATAGTACCTTGACTACCTTGTATGCCTTGTATTCCTTGGATACCTTGTGTTCCTTGTGTACCCTGTGTACCTTGTGAACCTTGAATACCTTGGATACCTTGAGTACCTTGAGTTCCTTGACTACCTATAGTTCCTTGTGAACCTTGTATCCCTTGAATACCCTGGATGCCTTGGGTACCTTGAGTACCTTGTGAACCTATTGTTCCTTGTGAACCTTGGATACCTTGGCGACCTTGAATACCTTGGGTACCCTGTATTCCTTGAATACCTTGAGTACCTTGAGTACCTTGACTTCCTATTGTTCCCTGTGAGCCAATTGTTCCTTGACTTCCTTGTATACCCTGAATACCTTGAATGCCTTGTATACCTTGAGTACCCTGTGTTCCTTGAGAACCGATAGTTCCTTGTGAACCTTGTATACCCTGTCTACCTTGTATGCCTTGTGTACCCTGAATACCTTGGATTCCTTGTGTACCTTGGGTTCCTTGACTTCCAATTGTTCCTTGAGAACCTATTGTTCCTTGAGAACCTTGGATGCCTTGAATACCCTGTATACCCTGTATACCTTGAGTACCCTGAGTACCCTGAGTACCTTGTGAACCTATTGTTCCTTGACTTCCTTGAATACCTTGACGACCTTGTATACCCTGGATACCCTGAGTGCCCTGAGTACCTTGTATACCCTGAATGCCTTGGGTACCTTGAGTACCTTGAGTTCCTTGTGAACCTATAGTTCCTTGAGAGCCTTGTATTCCCTGTATTCCTTGTGTTCCTTGTGTGCCTTGAGAGCCAATTGTTCCTTGACTACCCTGAATACCTTGGATACCTTGTGTTCCTTGAGTACCCTGTGTACCTTGAGAACCAATTGTACCTTGAGATCCTTGAATACCTTGGCGACCTTGAATGCCTTGAATACCCTGAATACCTTGTGTACCCTGAGTACCCTGAGTGCCTTGTATTCCCTGGATACCCTGAGTACCCTGAGTACCTTGTGAACCTATAGTTCCCTGTGATCCTTGAATACCTTGAATACCTTGGGTACCTTGAGTACCTTGTGATCCAATAGTTCCTTGACTACCTTGTATACCTTGGATTCCCTGGATGCCTTGGGTACCTTGGGTACCCTGGGAACCTATTGTTCCTTGAGAACCCTGAATACCTTGGCGACCCTGAATACCTTGAGTACCTTGTATACCCTGAATACCTTGTATTCCCTGAGTGCCTTGAATTCCTTGAGTACCCTGAGTACCTTGTGAACCTATTGTTCCTTGAGAACCTTGTATTCCTTGTACACCTTGGATTCCTTGGGTACCTTGTGTACCCTGTGATCCAATAGTACCTTGTGATCCTTGTATACCCTGAATACCTTGTGTACCCTGTGTACCTTGCGTACCTTGAATACCCTGAGTGCCTTGTATTCCCTGAATACCTTGTGTACCCTGAGTACCTTGAGAACCAATTGTTCCCTGACTACCCTGAATACCTTGGATTCCTTGTGTTCCTTGTGTTCCCTGTGATCCGATAGTACCCTGACTACCTTGTATTCCTTGAATACCTTGTATACCCTGAGTACCTTGGGTTCCTTGTGAACCTATAGTTCCTTGAGAGCCTTGTATCCCTTGACGACCTTGGATGCCTTGAATACCCTGGATACCTTGAATACCTTGAGTGCCTTGAGTACCTTGAATACCCTGGATACCTTGAGTACCCTGTGTACCTTGTGAACCGATTGTTCCTTGACTTCCTTGGATACCTTGTATGCCTTGTATACCCTGAGTACCTTGGGTGCCTTGAATACCTTGAATTCCTTGAGTACCTTGGGTACCTTGAATACCTTGTGTACCTTGTGTTCCTTGGCTACCTATTGTTCCTTGAGAACCTTGTATACCCTGGATGCCTTGAATTCCTTGGGTGCCTTGAGTACCTTGGCTTCCTATTGTGCCTTGACTACCTTGTATACCTTGACGACCTTGTATTCCTTGTATTCCTTGAATACCTTGAGTACCCTGTGTACCTTGTGTACCTTGTATACCTTGAGTACCCTGTGTACCCTGAGAGCCAATTGTTCCTTGGCTTCCTTGGATACCTTGTATTCCTTGGATTCCTTGGGTGCCTTGTATACCCTGAGTACCCTGGATACCTTGTATTCCTTGAGTGCCTTGAGTACCTTGGCTTCCTATTGTGCCTTGTGAGCCTTGTATTCCTTGAATACCCTGAGTACCTTGGGTGCCTTGTATTCCCTGGATGCCCTGAGTACCTTGAGTACCTTGAGAACCAATTGTTCCTTGACTTCCTTGAATACCCTGGATACCTTGAGTACCCTGTGTACCTTGAATACCTTGTATACCTTGAGTTCCTTGGGTACCTTGTGAACCTATAGTTCCTTGAGAACCTTGAATTCCCTGAATGCCTTGGATGCCTTGTGTACCTTGTGTACCTTGAGTTCCTTGGGAACCAATAGTACCTTGACTTCCTTGAATACCTTGACGGCCTTGTATACCCTGAATACCTTGTGTACCCTGAGTGCCTTGGATGCCCTGAATGCCTTGAATGCCTTGAGTACCTTGGGTTCCTTGTGATCCTATAGTTCCTTGAGAACCTTGTATACCTTGAATTCCTTGAGTACCCTGTGTACCTTGAGAACCAATAGTTCCCTGACTACCCTGAATGCCTTGGATACCTTGGATTCCTTGAGTACCCTGTGTACCTTGTGATCCAATTGTACCTTGACTTCCTTGGATGCCTTGGCGGCCTTGTATACCTTGTATACCCTGTGTACCTTGAGTACCTTGAATACCCTGAATACCTTGGATGCCTTGAGTTCCCTGTGTTCCTTGGCTACCTATTGTACCTTGTGAACCTTGAATTCCTTGAATTCCTTGTATACCTTGTGTTCCCTGTGTTCCTTGAGAACCGATTGTTCCTTGTGAACCTTGAATTCCTTGACGGCCTTGAATACCTTGAGTACCCTGGATACCTTGAATGCCTTGGATTCCCTGAGTACCTTGAATGCCTTGGGTACCTTGAGTACCTTGGCTTCCTATTGTACCTTGAGAGCCTTGAATACCTTGAATGCCTTGAATGCCTTGAATGCCTTGAATTCCTTGGGTGCCTTGTGTACCCTGTGATCCAATAGTACCCTGTGAACCTTGGATGCCTTGTATACCTTGGGTTCCTTGAGTACCTTGTATACCTTGAATTCCTTGTGTTCCCTGAGTGCCTTGAATGCCTTGTGTACCTTGTGTTCCTTGGCTACCAATTGTTCCTTGACTTCCTTGTATACCCTGTATACCTTGAATTCCCTGAGTACCTTGAGTACCTTGAGAACCGATAGTCCCTTGAGAGCCTTGGATACCTTGACGGCCTTGTATACCTTGTATACCCTGAATACCTTGAGTACCTTGAGTACCCTGGATACCTTGGGTACCTTGTGTACCTTGTGATCCAATAGTTCCTTGAGAACCAATTGTTCCTTGAGAACCCTGAATACCTTGAATTCCTTGTATACCTTGAATACCCTGGGTGCCTTGGGTTCCTTGTATACCCTGTATACCTTGAGTGCCTTGTGTTCCTTGAGAACCGATAGTTCCTTGAGACCCTTGTATACCTTGTATACCCTGTATTCCTTGAGTACCTTGAGTACCCTGACTGCCTATTGTTCCTTGTGAACCTTGTATACCTTGTATTCCTTGGGTGCCTTGGGTACCTTGTATACCTTGGATGCCTTGAGTGCCTTGTGTGCCCTGTATTCCTTGAATACCTTGAGTACCTTGGGTACCCTGAGAGCCGATAGTTCCTTGACTACCTTGAATTCCTTGTATACCCTGTATACCCTGAGTACCTTGTGTACCTTGTGATCCTATAGTACCTTGAGAACCTTGTATGCCTTGTATACCTTGAGTACCGATTGTACCTTGGGAGCCTTGGATTCCTTGGATTCCTTGGATTCCTTGAGTTCCTTGAGTTCCTTGAGTTCCTTGACTACCTATAGTACCTTGAGAACCTTGTATGCCTTGTATACCTTGAGTACCGATTGTACCTTGAGAACCTTGGATACCTTGAATGCCTTGGGTACCTTGTGTTCCTTGAGAACCAATTGTTCCTTGGCTACCTTGTATGCCTTGTATTCCTTGGATTCCTTGAGTGCCTTGTGTTCCTTGACTTCCTATTGTTCCTTGACTACCCTGAATACCCTGAATGCCTTGGGTACCTTGAGTACCTTGGCTTCCTATTGTACCTTGAGAGCCTTGAATACCTTGTACTCCTTGAATACCTTGTATACCTTGTGTTCCTTGAATGCCTTGTGTACCTTGTGTTCCTTGAGAACCAATTGTACCTTGACTACCCTGTATACCTTGAATACCCTGTATACCCTGAGTGCCTTGTGTTCCTTGAATACCCTGGATACCTTGAGTACCCTGTGTTCCTTGACTACCAATAGTTCCTTGTGAACCTTGGATACCTTGGATACCCTGAGTACCTTGGGTACCTTGTATACCTTGAGTACCTTGGGTACCTTGTGATCCAATAGTTCCTTGTGAACCTTGGATGCCTTGAATACCCTGTATACCCTGAGTACCTTGAATACCTTGGGTACCTTGTGTTCCTTGAGAACCAATTGTTCCTTGGCTACCTTGTATTCCTTGTACACCTTGAATTCCTTGAATTCCTTGTGTTCCTTGAGTTCCTTGTATACCCTGTATACCTTGGGTACCTTGAGTACCTTGGGATCCTATAGTACCTTGTGAACCTTGAATACCTTGGATTCCTTGAGTTCCTTGGGTACCTTGACTACCTATTGTACCTTGGCTACCTTGTATGCCCTGTATACCTTGAGTACCTTGTACGCCTTGTATTCCCTGAATTCCCTGTGTTCCTTGTATACCTTGGGTACCTTGAGTACCTTGTGAACCAATAGTTCCTTGTGAACCTTGGATACCTTGAATACCTTGGGTTCCAATAGTACCTTGAGAACCTTGGATACCTTGGATACCTTGTGTTCCAATAGTTCCTTGTGAGCCTTGTATACCTTGTACACCTTGAATACCTTGGGTACCTTGAGTACCTTGAATACCTTGAGTACCTTGGGCTGCTAATAAATCCCACCATCCAATACCTCCAGCGGTTCCTGGTTGGTGGTTTAAGTTGCTGCCTTGTATTGAGATATAAGTAGATCCATTTTCTTCTACTACATCATTTAAAGCATAAGCTGTTGCTCCAGACCATGTTCCTTGCCAGCTAAAGCCAATACCTTGAATACCTTGTATACCCTGAGTGCCTTGTATACCCTGTATACCTTGTATACCTTGGGTACCTTGTATACCTTGTATACCTTGTAAGCTTAGATTACTTCTTGTTCTTACAACTTTATCAGAGTCTAAAACTAATATATCGTTAGATGTTCCTGTGTTAGGAAAATCACTAATTAAGCTACCAGTAATACTAACAGAACCAGTAAATTCAGCTGGTCCTATATTTTGAAAAGTATTAGAACTAGATACAATTAATGATCCTGTTATTATAACAGCTTGATGTAATGGTAAAACATAAGAAGCTGTTAAAGCATGAGATGCTGAAGTAGCTGTTGATGCATTACCTGTTAAAGTACCTATGAACGAAGTTGCTTGTAATGAACCAGTTAGTCCATAAGAACCTGATAATTGATTTGTATGTGTCCATACACCTGTTGATCCACTCGGAATATAAGTCCAAAGATCTCCATAAATGTAAGTATCTTCTACCTTTGCAGAGCTTAAATCGCTAAAATCTATTGGCTGTTGTACAGCTACATATATAATACCACTTCCTCCTGGTGATGCTTTTACACATACTCCGACAGGAATAATTTCAAAAGGTGCTCTTGGTGCTGTGTTTTGCAAAGCTCCTGAAGAACCGGTACTTACAAATAATGTATCTCCGTCGTTAAAAGCATTAGTATTTAATCCTCTTACAAGTCCTTGTGTTGTAATATACCCAAAAGTACCTGCTTCAATATCATGTGTAGCTACCCCCAGTATTTGATTAGTTAAATTAACACTACCTGATACAGATAAAGATTGCGCTCTTTCAATTTCTGGAACGTCTCCATGTGTTCCTGAAAGGCGTACTACTGTTCCATTAGTAACTGTGGTGGGTAATGGGTTGTAAATTCTTGTCCAGTTTTCTTGACCTACTTGTAAAGTAATATCTTGTTCGGCATTATAAACACTTAATGCTCCATCGGTATTATCCCAAAATACTCTACCTGATTTCCAAGCCGGTACTGCTGATCCTGTATTAAAATCTATATAATCAACCTGCGAGATTGATCCTGATATGGTAGGATTAAGTAAGTATGAAGATGTTAGTGCATAAGAAGCAGAAGGAACTATAATATCATTATAATCAATAGATCTTACTTCACCTGTTGTATTATCATATACTAAATAACTAGTTAATGTAAATATTTGAGAACCTACATCAGTATTTTTTTGTAAACCCTCAATATAAGCTTCTAAAGTAGCTTGAGTAGGAATAAATCTTACTGTGTTTGATTGTAAAGAAGCTGAAGTGTTTGTTAAAATCATAGATGATGTTAAACCACCTATGTAAAATTCTCCTCGGTTTGAAAGTAAAGTGAAGTCATCTTCCATAACCAAAATGGCACTAGCACTATCAACAACATAATGCGTTTCACCTTGTTCATATCCTTCTTCACTAGCGCTATAGTAATAGCCACTAGAACTTATATAAAAAGCTGTGGATCCACTTATATTAAAAAATAAACCTTCTGGACTATTAATACTATACATTTATGTATAAATATTTAAAAAATAAATATTATTTTAAAGTTTAAAAAGAAACAATTCTAGCTTTCACATTTGCTACTGTTCTCCAAGCTGTTGATGACCCTAAAACTGAAACTCTATCAGCATTTATAAGAGTAGCATTGGCATCAGGTGCTATATAAACTCTAAGTTCTAAACCATATACACCACCTCCAAAATTTTTAGTAGCTATAGAAGTAGTAAGTAAATCTACTGGGTAATAGTTATATGTTAGTGTGAATCTTCCACTGACAAATCTAAATCCAGCATATACTTGTCTTTGAAGTTGTGTAACTAATGAGTTAAATTCTTTTATATATGGTTTAGCTGTTACACTCATAATACCATTTGAATTTATTTTAATATTATATGTAAACTTCATTTGTTCAGTGAATGGTCTTCCACTATTAGTTGAAGCTAAATTATTACCTAATGTATCTATTACACCATCAAGATGAATAACAGCAGTTGAACTACCTGCTCGAGAAAATCTAATTATGTTTGTAGTTCCTACTGATCCACCATCGGTTGTTAAGGCATGATAAGTTGAAGTTGTACCTAGATTAGGTTGAGATCCTATTAACAAATATTCTTGTGTTTGAGCATCTCCAGCAGTTCCAAAATTATCTGGGGAGAATAATAAGCTTTTATCTACACCAAAACTAGTACCACCATTACCAATAGCAAAATATTCTGAAGTATCAATTAATGGGAATGAAGTATCAGCTATAGTTGTTGGACTATCAAATTTAACAACATAATCTGTTGTACCGCCTACTGCTACTGATGCACCTTGGATACCTTGAATACCTTGAATACCCTGAATGCCTTGGGCACCAGTAATACCTTGGATACCTTGAGTACCTGTTATACCTTGTATACCTTGAATTCCTTGAGTACCAATTGTTCCTTGGGAACCTATTGTTCCTTGACTACCAATAGTACCCTGAGAACCAATTGTACCCTGTGAGCCGGTAATACCTTGTATACCCTGAGAGCCTATTGTACCTTGACTACCTATTGTGCCTTGACTACCAATAGTACCTTGACTTCCTATAGTACCTTGAGCACCAGTAATACCTTGAATACCTTGTGAACCAATTGTTCCTTGACTACCTATTGTGCCTTGAGAACCTGTTATACCTTGGATACCTTGAGTACCAATAGTACCTTGGGAACCAATAGTTCCTTGTGAACCAATTGTACCCTGACTACCTATGGTGCCTTGGGAACCAGTGATACCTTGGATACCTTGTATACCCTGTGTTCCAATGGTTCCTTGAGAACCTATGGTACCTTGTGAACCTAGTGTACCCTGTGAACCGATTGTTCCTTGAGAACCAGTTGTACCTTGTGATCCAGTAATACCTTGGATACCTTGAGTACCAATGGTACCTTGACTTCCAATTGTTCCTTGACTTCCTATAGTACCCTGACTACCAATTGTACCTTGAGAGCCTGTTATGCCTTGGATACCTTGAGTACCAATAGTACCCTGACTACCTATAGTGCCTTGTGAACCTATGGTACCTTGTGAACCTATGGTTCCTTGTGAACCTGTAGTTCCCTGTGAACCAGTTATACCTTGTATACCCTGTGTTCCAATGGTACCTTGTGATCCGATAGTTCCTTGACTACCTATAGTACCTTGTGAACCAATTGTTCCTTGGGAACCTGTTATACCTTGTATACCTTGAATACCCTGTGTACCTATAGTTCCCTGACTACCTATGGTGCCTTGAGAGCCAATGGTACCTTGTGATCCGGTAATACCTTGTATACCTTGAGTACCAATTGTACCTTGACTTCCTATAGTACCTTGAGAGCCAATTGTACCTTGTGAACCAATAGTTCCTTGAGAACCAGTAATACCTTGAATACCTTGTATACCCTGTGTACCGATTGTTCCTTGTGATCCAATAGTACCTTGACTTCCAATAGTTCCTTGTGATCCAATGGTACCTTGTGAACCTGTTATACCTTGTATACCTTGAATTCCTTGGGTACCAATTGTACCCTGAGAACCTATTGTACCTTGTGATCCGATAGTTCCTTGACTACCTATAGTACCTTGTGAACCAGTAATACCTTGGATGCCTTGTATACCTTGAGTTCCAATAGTTCCTTGTGATCCAATAGTACCTTGTGAACCTGTTATACCTTGTATACCTTGGGTTCCAATAGTTCCTTGAGAACCTATAGTACCTTGACTACCTATTGTACCCTGTGATCCAATAGTACCTTGGGAACCAATAGTACCTTGTGATCCGGTTATACCTTGAATACCTTGTATACCTTGAATTCCTTGAGTACCAATTGTACCTTGGGAACCAATTGTACCCTGACTACCTATAGTGCCTTGAGAACCAATTGTACCTTGTGAACCAGTAATACCTTGGATGCCTTGGGTTCCGATTGTACCTTGGCTACCAATAGTACCCTGTGAACCGATTGTTCCTTGGGATCCAATAGTTCCTTGGGAACCTGTAATACCTTGTATTCCTTGAGTACCAATTGTTCCTTGGCTTCCTATTGTACCTTGAGATCCAATTGTACCCTGTGAACCAGTAATACCTTGAATGCCTTGTGTGCCGATAGTACCTTGGGATCCAATTGTACCCTGTGAACCAGTAATACCTTGAATGCCTTGTGTGCCGATAGTACCTTGGGAACCAATTGTTCCTTGAGAACCTATAGTGCCTTGTGAACCAATTGTTCCTTGGGAACCTGTTATACCTTGAATGCCTTGTATTCCTTGAGTACCAATTGTTCCTTGGCTTCCTATTGTACCTTGACTTCCTATAGTACCTTGAGAACCAATTGTACCTTGTGAACCAGTGATACCTTGTATACCTTGGGTTCCAATAGTTCCTTGTGAACCTATTGTTCCTTGTGATCCAATAGTACCCTGTGATCCTGTGATACCTTGAATGCCTTGGATGCCTTGAATACCCTGTGTTCCAATTGTACCTTGTGATCCAATAGTTCCTTGTGAACCAATAGTACCCTGACTACCTATAGTGCCTTGGGAACCAGTGATACCTTGAATTCCTTGAGTACCAATTGTACCTTGTGAACCTATAGTACCTTGAGAACCAGTAATACCCTGAATACCTTGAGCTCCATCTATACCTTGTATACCTTGGATACCTTGTGTTCCGATAGTACCTTGACTTCCTATTGTTCCTTGACTACCTATTGTTCCTTGACTACCTATTGTACCTTGACTACCAATAGTACCTTGACTACCAATAGTACCCTGTGAACCAATTGTACCTTGTGAACCAGTGATACCTTGTATACCCTGAATACCTTGGGTTCCAATAGTTCCTTGTGAACCTATTGTACCTTGGCTTCCTATTGTACCCTGTGAACCAATTGTGCCTTGTGAACCGGTAATACCCTGAATACCTTGTGTACCTATTGTACCTTGTGAACCTAGTGTACCCTGTGAACCGATTGTTCCCTGGGAACCAATAGTACCTTGAGAACCAGTAATACCCTGAATACCTTGGGTTCCAATAGTTCCTTGTGATCCAATAGTACCTTGTGAACCTATTATACCTTGTATACCTTGAATACCCTGTGTACCTATAGTACCTTGTGAACCAGTTATACCTTGAATACCTTGGGTTCCAATTGTACCTTGTGAACCTATGGTACCTTGACTTCCAATTGTTCCTTGAGAACCTATAGTACCTTGTGAACCAGTGATACCTTGGATACCTTGAATACCCTGTGTTCCAATGGTTCCTTGAGAACCTATAGTACCTTGACTTCCAATTGTTCCTTGACTTCCAATTGTTCCTTGTGATCCTGTTATACCTTGTATACCCTGTGTTCCAATGGTACCTTGACTACCAATAGTACCTTGAGAGCCTGTTATACCTTGGATACCTTGTATACCTTGGGTTCCTATGGTTCCTTGTGAACCAATTGTACCTTGGCTGCCTATAGTACCTTGACTACCTATAGTACCTTGACTTCCTATAGTACCTTGGGCACCATCTATACCTTGAATACCTTGGATACCTTGAGTACCAATGGTTCCTTGACTACCTATAGTGCCTTGAGAGCCTGTTATACCTTGGATACCTTGAGTACCAATAGTACCCTGGCTTCCAATGGTTCCTTGGGAACCTGTTATACCCTGAATACCTTGTGTACCTATTGTACCTTGTGATCCGATTGTACCCTGTGACCCAGTAATACCTTGAATTCCTTGAATACCTTGGGTACCTATAGTACCTTGAGCACCGTCTATACCTTGTATACCTTGTGTTCCTATGGTTCCTTGTGAACCAATTGTACCTTGACTTCCTATTGTACCTTGTGATCCTATTGTTCCTTGGCTACCAATAGTGCCTTGAGCACCAGTGATACCTTGGATACCTTGGATACCCTGTGTACCTATTGTACCTTGTGAACCTATAGTACCTTGAGAACCTATTGTGCCTTGAGAACCAATAGTACCCTGTGAACCAATTGTTCCTTGGCTACCAATAGTGCCTTGAGCACCAGTGATACCTTGGATACCTTGTGTACCTATTGTACCTTGTGAACCTATAGTACCTTGTGCTCCAGTTGTTCCTTGGATACCTTGAATACCTTGAGGACCAGTAGCTATACCATAAGATACTGTGCCTGTTGTATCATTATAAGTTAAAGCGTAACTAGGACTAGGATCATTTTGTAATCCTTCTATTGTTAATGGATTAGATCCAGAAATAACAACACTACCAGTCATTGTTAATGACCCTGATAAGTGTAGATCTGTTACTAGTTGTTTACCTCTTATTTGTCCCATTTATTTAACTTGCAAATTTTCCTGTTAATGTAACTAAATCTCCTGTTTGTAATTCATAACCAATATAAGTTGATGAATTTGGATCAATATCTAAAACAACAATTACATCTGAACCTGATTGTGTTATACTAATAACTGAAGTTCTTGGAACTATAGTTGAGTTAACAGTAACCAAGAAATTATCTGGAGATGTAGCAGATAATGGTGATGGTGCTGCTAATATAACACCAGTCACAGAATAGGATTCAGTATCTATTACTGTACCTACTTTAGTTATATTTGTATTTAGATAGTTTAACACGGTCGGGTCTATATTTTCTCCACCAGGAGGACATGGTATTAACTGATTTTGGATAACTTTTTTTCTCTTAGCAGGAGTAGAAACTTGTCCAAGATTGTCAACAACGTAGTCCTCTATAACTATTTGAGCTTTGGTGAAATATTTAAGATTTGTTGATAAGTTTTTATTAACACTGTCAGGAATTATATATCCATTTAAAGTTATATTAAAATTAGCTCTAGTTACACGATCTGAATCAGTACTATATTCGGTAACTGTTGAAAACGAATCAACTACAGCTCTAAATTTAAATCTATTTTGGTCACCCCAATATGCATTAGAAGCATATTGAATTGCTTCAATAACTTTATTTATTTGTTCAACATAGTTAGTATAAATAACACATGAATAATTTAAAGTAACATAATCAGGAACAACAACTGTTCTCATTTCTCTAACAGGAATTCTGTTAGTTAATACATCAAAATTATCATATGTATTTTTCTTACTATATGGTACCTCAAATGTGTGAACATTTTGAGCGTAATTACCATCTAATTTCCAACCTAAAGATCTATTTCTGTCAATAGTATCTCTTTTTAAAACAATTAATGGAGTTAATATTCTTTGATTTTGATCTCTTAAAAAACCATCTCTTTGAATAGCTACCCATCTTTCTGGATAAGCATATATAGCAGGAACTGCTGTTCTTTCTCCATCTTGGATTACTGTTGGTTGGATTGAATTATTTATATAATCAATAACTGCCTTATCAATATCCATTAAACCAACAGAGAAGTCTTTAGTAGAATCTCCTTTTGTAGATACTTCATAAGCTCTATTATCTGTTGGTAATGGTTGTTTACCGTACTTCTCATCATAAGCATGAATGTTTTCATGCTGTACTTGAGTTGGGGTTTTTGGTACGGGTTTTCTATATTGAGTCATTATTGTAATTTATAAGGCATTAAGTTCAATTTACTTACTCTTGTCATATGTCCATTAAGTTCAAAAACAATACTTTGACCACGTTTATTTAATGGAGAATCAGCAAAATTATCAGCATTCATTAAATAATCATTATCATTACCAAAGTCAATTAAATTTTGATTAACATTATCAATCTCATAATATCTTTCTCTGTCTAATATAATATCACCTACTTCAGGAAGCACTCCTATTTGTTCTAACATTACTCTAACAAAGAAAAATTTAATAGTTTGATTATTATCTGGACCATATTCTTCTATACTATATGTTTCATCACCTCTTTCAAGATAACATTTTAACATAACTGGCTCAAAATAATATTTTGTTGTTGATTCACCATAAATGTTAACCTGAGATTGAGCAGGAATGATTTTATAGTAAGCAACTTGTATAGAATGTAATCTTTTATAACCCTCAGTGACAGATGATATTTGTAAATTTACATCATCTCCAGGAGAAAATGGAGTAGGTCTAGCTACACCATCAGGATTATTAGCGTCTGCTTTATAATCTCCTGGGGTGGTTACCTTTTGTCCTGGGGGTCTAAAAAATGATCCTGCCATATTTTAAAAAATATAAATTGGATAAACAAATGGTGATTTGTTTAAAGCATCTTGTTCAGCTTGTGCTTCTAATGCTTTTCTTTCAAGTTGTTTCTGTGTTGAAACAGAATCAAGTATTTCTCTTAATTGAGTTAATAATTCTGTTTTTTCAGTTCTAGCATCATTAGATAAATCACCAGATGACATAGCTCCTACACCTGGTAAAGTGGCAGCTGGGTATTTTCCTCTAATATATGATAATGTTTCTTTGCATAATGCTAAAGCATATCTCATAATCCATGTTTTACCAACAGAATTTATATTAGAATAAACAGGATTAGCATAAGGAACTCTCATCATATCAGTGATAATAGATGGTTGAGTACTTGAATTAGACCCTGTTGGAGCTATAGCAAAGGCTTCTGATAATTTTCTATATTCAAACCATAAATTTCCAGCTTCTATTGGAATTGGGAATATTTGAAGTTGGTTATTTACAATATTAAATGTATAATCATTAGTTCTTACTTCACGTGACATTTCAATTTCTTGAATTCTTTGAATATCAAAATAAATTGGCCACATCATAAAGTTAGCTCCAGGATAAGATGAATTTAATCCAATACTATCAGCATATCCAGGTACACCACCTAATCCTAAATAAGGATCATAATATTGAGTAATTGGTGGTGGTGCATCATAAAATACTCTTGTAATTTCAATACCATCTGTTGGAGAAATACTAGCACTAGCTAAAGCCCAAGCATTTAAGTCATATGTTTGAACACCTGGTTCTAACATTAATGCTCCTTTATAAACAGGAACTTTACCTAAATCAGTACCTTCACCATATGTTTCAGCTACTTTAACTAAACCATTAATATTTCCTGGTTTGATTAATCTATTGTTTAAATTATACGCTGATTTAAATTTAAGATAATTAACTGTTTGAGTTGTACTACCTAAAGAACTAGTAGTTACAAAGAAATTAATTAAAGAACCACTAATATATGTATGTTGGTTTAATACTTTACCACAGTTTTGAATTGAAAAAGCATGAGCCATTAATGGATCAGCTAATGACATTGATGGTAAATAACTAGCTGAAATTTTATATATTAATCCATCAGCTATAGATTGAGATAAGGCTGGTTCTGATAGATCAGAAGAAGTAATTACTTCAGCAGGACTAAATTCTAATGAGGCTGTAAAATATGTAATATTATATTCACATAAAAAAGTATCAGTTTGACCTCCTTCTAATGATATATAATTAGATTGAATTTTGTACTGATAAACTTCGTTACCATAAGTAGTTACTGCTTCTTCATAAGCAGCATAAATCTGGAAGTCAACCAATTCAACATCAACAGTACCAAATCCTAAACGTCTAGTTATAAAAAAACATGCTTTTTGAGCATCATTTTGGAACGTAGGATCATAATCATAATACCCAAATGGTGTATTACCTGGTACCGGAGACAAATCAGCGGTTGAGACTGCGTATGTGTATTCTCCTTGAGTAGCCATATCGTTGGATATAAATATGGCTAGTTTCTAAGTTGTTTATATATTTCGATTACCGATTCAACTATTGGATGTCTATGGTTAGTTTTTAAATGCATATATGATACACCTTCAATAGAATGTGCTATAACTTTTTGTAAAAAGAATAAACCACTATCTTTACGGTCTTTTAAATCAATTTGGCCAGTGTCACCCACAATAACCATTTTTGAACCCTCACATAAACGCGTTATAGCTAATTCCATTTGGGTGTCCGTGATATTCTGCGCCTCATCAAGAATAATGAATGCATTCGAGAAATTTCGACCTCTCATAAACGCAAAAGGTATAATTTCAATTCTACCATCAGCAAATTCTTTATCAATTTTATCCTTATTATATAATCTATACATGTTATCATATATAGGAGCAATAAATGGATCTAATTTATCTTTAATACCACCAGGTAAGAATCCAATTTCTTCTTTAGCTGTAACTACTGGTCGAGCAATAATGATTTTTTCTACTTCTCTTTTAAAAAGCATATCTAGTCCAGCTTGACAAGCGGCTAATGTTTTACCTGAACCGGCTAAACCTGTAATGACAGTAATAGTATTATCTATAATGAGGGTTTTTGCTTTCTTTTGCTCCTCATTCAAACCAACTTGGAAGCGAATAGGATTTTTCAACTTACGCTTCTCTTTAAAAACGTCTTCCATAACTTGTGATAATAAATATGAAAAAAGAAGCCCAAGCTTGCGCTTGGGCTCTTTTAGCATTATGTTAAATTACTAATTTAGACAATGTTTAAATCAGCAACAAACAAGTTAGCATAGAATTCAGGACGAATCATCTTCTTAGCGTAACGAGTCATAATACCTTTGTTTGGAGTGAAGGTATCAGGATTGTACACTAATGGAGTCATGATCAATGGAATGTATGGAGCATATACAGCACCAGCTTCCAAGAACTGAGTTCCACGGAAACCTAACAAGATAACATTTTCAGTCATGTAAGGATTCTTGTAAACTTTGTAACGGCTGTTCAAAGCACCAATTTTCTGTACACCGAAAGCATACTTCATAGCATCAGCATCAGCAGAAGCATCAGCTGCAAATCCTGGAATAGATTCCAAAATAGTAGCTACAGCTGGAGAACATACCATAAAGTTAGCACCACCACGTAAAGTTCTTTGGTGAATAGTGTTAGATAATTTCTGTAATTTGATACCGATTGTTTGGAACCAAGACATCTGAGTGTAGTAAACACCAGCTGTGTTAGCATCAAACGCAGTTGAAGTAGAATTGATTTGGTTACCAACTTTAGCTGACCAGTAATCAGTAGTAGCGGCATTTTCAATCAACATACCCAAGATTTCAAGATCAATTTCCATAGAAATATACTCACTCAAGATAGAAGTTAATTCAGCTTCAGCATCAACGTTTTGGTAAGCGTTCAAGTCTTGAGCGAACTCAGGAGTCCATTGAGCTTTCAACTTACGAGTCTTAGCAGAAATAGTTTCGTTTCTTAACTGAATGTTAATTTCTGGGATTGGAATTTGAGTGCTAGAGTTAGCATTTCCTTCTAAAGCGAATGGGTTTTGATCTTCGAAATCACCACGGTAGCGGATAGTATCTTGCTTGTTAAAGTAAATATTATATTCACTATCAGCAGCAGGACCCATAAGAGCAGAAGTAGTTACAAAGAACTCAATATTTCCTCCGTTAATTTTAGTGAATTGACCTAAAGTCTCAGCAGCAGTAACAGTAGCTCCAGAAGCAGATACTACAGTAAATGCAGAAATACCATTAACATCTAAGTTAGGAAGTGAAGATGTAGCAAATACTAACTTATGAACGTTTGTAAGAGCTGAATCAGTACCACCTTGAATAGAAGATGAGAAGTTAGCGTCAAAATCTACTTCAGCAAAAGAAGCAGAAGCAATAGAAGAAGCGGCTACTACAGAAGAAGTGAATTGGTTAACAGAATAACCAAAACGACCAGCTCCGTACAAACCACCTTCAGCTAAGTTACCAAAGTTAGCAGATGGAGTACCGTATAAGCTGTTAGTGCTAGATTGACCAGCACCTGGAGCAGATTTGGTAGTACCATACTGATAATCCAAATAGAATACTAAACCAGCTGGCAATGACATTGGTTGAACGCTAACGAATTCTTTAGCAGCAATCTGACCAAATACCTTACGAACCATTGGTAAGGCGATACCAGCCCACTGGGCTCCAGTACCATTAGTGAAGTCAGAAGTACCAGCTGTAGTGTTAGCTTCAACAACTAATTGCTTAGCTTGGTTTTCCAATAATACCGCCATAGTATTGCGGTGTGTGTCCTCAAGTCCTTCCAAAAGACCTGATTTTTCCCAACGGTTGGCTAATTTAGCAGCATCAGTTTGAGCTGATTGCCATCCGGAGGTAGACTCTAAAAGAGTGTTTAATGTGCTCATTTTTGTTTTTATATTTTTTTGATTTAATAATACCTGC